TTGTAACCAGCTTTCACCGTTAGCTTCCGCTAAAATAATCTGTACTGCGTTTTCGAGTTCTTTGTTTTGCGTCGTAATTAACGCCAAACTCGCTTCATGCTTGAGCTTAGTTTTTAAATCCGCATCTACGACAAACTTATCTAAGATGTTGTCGAGCGTACCCAAAACCGGCGCAATCATCGCCTGCCACATTACTGATACATCCCTGTCTGCATCTGCACCGCCAGTTCAACGGCCCGACCGCCAACCTGTTTTGCCCATTTGCTATCCATCATTTCTATCGATGCTTGTATATAATCGCGCTGTTCTAAAGCGGTCAGCATTTTTTTAAAGCTCATCAGGCGATAGATGCCCATGTTGAAACACATGTTGATCAGCACATCGAGGCGGGCATCATCGAGTAATTGCGCAAAAGCAATATTCACAAATACATCATGCCTAGCACGGGCTATATCTTGGCGTAATAGTTCAGACGCTTCGGATTCTGTAATTCCGACATCGTCCAGATTGCGTCCATAGCCGATAGTTAACTTACCCGCCGTGCAAAGGTATGGTTTTCCACTAAACCCTTCATGACGTTTAAGCTGTTGTATCAGATGATCTGCCATATCACGCCTTTTGAGCTATTTTTAAACACGTCTGAAAAAAAGACCAGCCATACTCGGCAGTATGGACATGGCCTTTTTCAATCAAAATACAAACGCAAGACTCCAGAGATTCTAAGCTGTCGCGGGTGGCGGTTTGAGCGCACCCGCTTTGGCTAAAAAATCGCTGTTCACTTCAATAAAACCGTTCCACAGTTGCACCAATTCAGACCCGCTCAGCTCATCCACTTCATAGCCTTTTGGCAACTCACAAAAACGGTGGATGATGGTCAGCAGTTCATCAAAGTGTTCAGTCAGTACCCGCAACGGTTCGCCCTGGCTAATTTTTTCGCTTAAACTCAACAAATAGCGAATGTCCGTAATACTGACTTCTTTAACAATGGCGACCGCATTTTTATCTAACGTGACGGTTTGAGTCTTACGCATTAAATTACCACTGTTCTAAGATAAACGGTTCAGTTTTACCTGATGGGGTTTCCATCCGGCCTGTCATGCCAAATTCCACCGGATCGTCCGCCATGAAATCGATCTCACCGTCAGAAGTCAGCAACACGCTATAAGCTTCAAAACGCACCGTTTTATTGTTGATCAAGTTGCGACCATCCAAGATAAAGCGCCCTTTCGCTTGTGTGCGAGTCGCACCACGAACCCGCCAGCCGTCAATCGCGCCATGCGCATAATCAACTAACAAAGCCGCTGCATCGGAAATAGCACCACCGCTCAATACTTTTAACAAGCCCAGCGCATAGTTAACCTCGTAATCCGTGCCTTCCACATAAGTTGTTCCCGCTGGATCAGAAGTCACAACCACCGAGCCTGCCGTCAGGTTACGTTGGGCCAGTTCGACAATCGCACCTAAATCCGCAGTGACCGATTCATCCGTTACCGTGCCAGAACCGGCGGAGTAGGTTTCGTTATTGCCCATCAAAGCTAACGCCATACCCTGTTGGGTAGAGTTACGCATCATGATGGAAAACTGTGACGGTTGAGCCGTTGCTACCGACGCAATAATTTGACCGTAATAGTCTTTATCTTTGCTGATCATTTCTTTAATGTCAGCACCGGTTGAAATACCCAGCTTAGCCAAGCCTGGCAATTCAATCAGTCCTTCATAGGTTCCGGTCGTGCTCAACCGATTAAAATAGGCTGTGCCTTCCAGCAGCAAGCCGTCGTTATTTAATGCAATACTCATGGTGATTCCTCAAGGGTAGATTGGGCGGCCGGTTGCACTTTTTTGGCAAAACCGGCTTTTATCAAAAGCTCTGCTTGTTCGTTTCTCAAAGTCAATCGCTCACCTTTAGATCGACGTTGACCTTGATGCGTATGCGGAGCCAATAACTCAACTGTCTTCATCTTTAACCTTCTTCGCTTTCGGTTTTGAAACCACCGGCTCAGGCGTTTTGTCCTGAACCGGCTGTTCAGCCTGTTTGCGACGGTTTTGATTAAATCCCGTCAAGCCCATGATTAAGCCAATTTATGAACAAATTGAACCATGCGCACTTGTTTATTCTCATAAACACGCAGCCAGTTTGTGCCTGTTGCCAATTCTGCGCGTGTAGGAAAATCACCCGCTGGGGTTCCTTGCCATTTCACACCGCGAGGATGCAGAATAAAACGACGACGCATTGCCATGACAGTATCACCCGCCAAAATGTCGCGATCAGTTTCTAAATCAGATGGACCAATAATCCCTTCTGCAAAACCGACCGCACCCTGTCCGAAAATATAAGTAGTGTAAGTGCCTGTAGAAACCGGTAAACCATCATCCACAATGACACGTTTACCCATGTAACGAGGGATACGCTCCGACTTATCAGCGGTTGTTTCATAAACAATCATCTGCTGTTTTGCTAAGTAAGCTTCGGTCGCTGAATGCATCGCAATCGCTGACACATTGCCTTTCGCATCACCCAGTAACTGAGTCGCATCGATGAACGTATCTTGATTGAATGAATTATCTGCTGCTGCAATTTCTGCTGAAATGTTATGCACATTACCCGCCATCGAAGCCGCACCAAACGCACCAGTCAGTGTATTAATCAGCTCTTTTTGCATCTGACGCGCCCAATAGGATGCGATTAAATCCATAATGGCCATCGCTGGATCAGAGCCCGCAAAGACACCGGCTAAATCATTAACCGACCACGCATCACCCCGACCAATAACAACCGCCACATCTTTAGCCGCTGAAATGTTTTTTGTTTCCAGCGCTGTAGAATCCGATAAAACTTGAGCATCACCGGTTAAATCATTCCAAAACGGTAAATTGATGGTTGCGCCACCCGAAGGCAACGAAATGCCAGGCAAAGGCGCAACAATACCCGAAGTAAACAACTCCGATAATTCCGCAGTTCTTTGAACGCCATAATCATTCCAAACGTCCGGCGTTAAGACGTTGGCAATTAATGTATTTACAGAAGCCATAAAGATTCCTTAGTCAGAAGCCGAGGCTCGAAGCTGTTCGGCCAGTTGAGGGTTTTCCAGTTTCATCTGAATCTGTTCAGTCAGATTAAAACTGTCTTTTGAAAATGGATTTTTAATGCCACCAGCTCCACTGGTTGAACGATGCCCTGAGCCTGCCGTTCCGACAGCCTTCAGCAAATGTGGTTTTTGTTCTGTCAACAGCTTCACGCCATCGACCAGAGGAACCAATCCCCTGTCCGTTTTGTAAAATAACTCATCGCCATCCCATTCGATCTTATTGGCAATCAGCAACTCAGCCACCTCTGGGTCCGTAAACTCTTGACCTTTCAGCGCGTCATTAATCGCTAACCGTTGCGCATCTTTACGCCGTGCGGTTTGAATATCCGTCAGCGCCTGCGTTTTATCGGTTAACTCTCGCTCCATGCGTTTCAGCTTCACTTCATATTGCCGCAACGCATCGGCCTGTCCTTTGGCGTCCGGCAAACTGTCAATGTCCGCCTCTTCTTCAATCCCCAGCTTATCAAACAAGGCGGTTTTTAAGGCCGTTAACTGCTCGACTTGCTGTTTCAGTCCTTTGCGACCGCTGATACTTTCTTGACGAGCCGCATCACGCTGGCCGATCAAACCATCGACGAAAGAGTTCAACTGTTCAAACGTCTCGTCGTCCAGCTTCTCTTTTAAATCATCTATTTTCATATTAAATCACTACATATAGTATAGTTAAGCGCATCTTAGCACAACATATAGATAATGACATGTCAATACTTCCCAAGTTTCAATTTATTGCAGAAGCTCTGAACGCCAACGGAGGCTTTGCACCTCAAGCCAGCGCCAAACTTCTTGCAGACAGTGAAGCGGTGCTTAATACGCACTTAATCCGTTATCCTAGAGAAACTGTTGCTAAATTCAACCGACGCAATGAAAACGTTCACTATCGCAATTTCATGTTATCGGCTTGCAATAGATTTACAGGTTTCCTGTTCAGCAAATCAGCATCCAGGCAGCTTTCAGGCTTGTATCAAACGATGACTGACGACATTGACCGCCAAGGTAATCACATCAATCAGTTCTGGCAGGTGTTTGCCGTCAATGCCAAAGCGCGTGGTTCTATGCTTGTGCTGATCGACATGCCGCAACAATTACCCGACAACCGAGCCGATCAAATTAACAATCGTGTTTTGCCTTACTTCAACATGATTGAACCCGAATGGATTCAAGACTATGTCTTAGATGATGAGGGTCGCTTTGATTGGGTCGCCTTACCGATCCGCTATCAAAACAAACCCGCGTGGAAAGTGTGGACATCGACAGAATGGCGCATTCAAGAACCCAGAAAAGATGGAGCCGTTTACGAACAGGCTGAGCATGGACTAGGGATCAACCCTGTTTTAATCTTCACCGAATCCGATCTGTTTCCCTGCTACGGTGAATTTTCCCAAATCGCTGAATTAACTAAAGCCTGGTTCAACCGCACCTCAGAACGTGATGAACAATTGCGGGGACAAACGTTTAACGTATTTACCTATCAACTCGGAGATTTAGAAACGGCTGAAACGGTCGCCAGCACGTTAAACATTGGCGTCAATAATGCCCTGCTTTACAAAGGCGAACGCCCAGGATTTATTGCACCCGAAGCCTCTTGCTTACAAAACTATGCCGAAGTCATTTTAGCGCTGGAAGAAGCTATAAAAGAAATCGGGCATCATATTGAAATGACCGCTCAACAAGAAGCGGCTGCCGCTTTAAATCTGCGCATGAAAAACCTGTCCAGCTCACTGAGTTTATTTGCGCAACGGCTGGCCGATTTTGAACGCAATTGCTGGGATGTCGCAGCACGTTGGTTAAATCAAACTCAAGTTCCGCTGATCACTTGGCCGATCAATTACGACATTGCCGATGTTGGACAAGAACTGAGTATCTTACAACAAATGCAAGCGGCTGGATTTGCAGACAGTGTGATTCGTGAACAACAAAAACGCATCATCCAGATTCAATTTAACGGATTAGATAACGACGAAATAGACACCCTGATTCAAGATACCGAATCCGCTAAAATGGAGATTCAAACGAATGATCCAAATCTCGCTTGAAGGACAACAGGAACTGTTTGATGTGTTCAAACACTTTGACGAACGCATTCAAACGCAACTGGTTGGGCGACTCGCTAATCAAGTCTTTGATGACGTACAAGCCGGAGCCGATGCTCACACACAAACCGGAGCCTTAGCTGATTCGGTGCAAATGCGCAGTATCAAAAGCGGTTATGAAATCTTTCATGATTTGCAACGCGCCCCTCATGCCCTGTTTGTGCATTGGGGCACTCGTCCGCATGTCATCAAACCTAAGCATAAAAAATCACTGCGTTGGGTGTCGGGAAATCAATTCATCTTTGCTCAATTCGTCAACCATCCCGGCTACAAAGGCGACCCATACATGGTCAGAGCCGCCACCGATGCAAAAGACCACTTTGAAAAACTAAAACGTCAATTGGAGATTGTTTGATGTATTACACTTATACTGACAGCTACTTAAAAAACCGCGTCACCGAAGACACCGAAGCGACCGCAATGGAGGAAATTGACGCCATTCGCGAATTTCCAGACGACCCCATCAACTGGCGGGAAAAACTGGTGGTCTTAAGAACCTATATTTTGAGCTGCTTAGAACAAACATCGGCATCTGATGACGTGTTTGCGGTCAAACTGGCGCACTATCGCAAAGAATACGACAGCACCTTATCGCGTGCTCATGCGGCTGCCAACGCATTAGAAGCGGATCAAAGCCAGATTATCAGCTTGCAGTCCATCGATCTGGAGCGTGCCTAATGTTTGACCCGTATGATGTGCTCGTGCAATTGCGTGACCGATTGAGTCAAAACGTCAACTTAACTACTTGTAAAATTGGCATTGAAACCGGACTCAGCCCCGATGATTACCCCATGATTCGACTCGTCCCCGTGCGCTTTAAACGCTTAGATACCGTCAGAATGCACATGGAACTACTGGTTTACTTTGGCATGAATCAAGTAGAAAGCGACAACAGCTTGGAAGTGTTATACCAAGAACTTTTAACGATGGATGAACTCATCAAAGAAACGCTAAAAGTAGGCAATCAGTTTATGATTAAACACCTTGAAACAATAACCGATGAAGACCGGCTGGATCACTTTAAATTGTTTGCCAGCCGGTTTGAGATTGTGGGTTAATCAATAAAAACATGCGGCTCAAAATCTCCGAGCCGCTTTAAATGATACAGCGTATGACTAGACGTATTACTCACTGCATCAATCGTTTCACCGTTGAGCAATCGATCCAGCTTCTCATAACTGCCCGCTACCGCCCGACCATCTTGACGGCTCAACCCGTTTAAATACTCAATACCCGCTTTTTTCTGATACTTCGGCTCAAACGTTCCGGCTAGAGGGGCTAATAAACAACGGCAAAATGGATGCAAAGGAGGTTTGGGACACTGCGACTTCGGATAAATACCAGGCCCTAACCCATATAAATCAATTCTGGCGTGATAATCACAAATATCCAACTCAGGATGCGTCGCAGACAACCGATACTGAACCACCTCAAAGCCCGTATCCTGCATCAAATCACGTGCGGTTTGATCCGTAAACGCCCGATGCAACTCAGTTTGAGCAATCCGATTCGCAAAATATCGATTACGCTCATAAAACGCTACTTTTAACTGTTTTGTCAGTCGATCTATACCCGATCCGTCTCGCAACGCATCTAACGCCTGCAAATAGGCCGCTTTTAAAGCCGGTGTTTTTAATTGATTCGCTTGCAAACGAGCGTACAACTGCGCCAACTCCGGCCCAATGAGCGCATCATCAGCCAGAGCGCGTAACTGACGACCGACATAACCGCTGTTCCACAAATCAGCAAAAGCTTCATCATCCCCAAACGCGGCCCGCAAATACTTAGGCAATGGTGCTTTTACTTGTAACGGCTCACGTTTTCTGAACTCATAACCTTCATAAAGCCGTAATGCCAATTCACGCGCATTTTGAAAACCTTGAACGTGATCCTCAATCAGTTTGACGGTTGTTGCAGTCACCTGCCGACTGTTCTCATACAAACGATCCGACAACGTCACATCCCCCACTGTCATCTCTCTTAATTCCGCTTTTCCGATCGATGACACCAACAACGCATTGAACGCCCGCAACAACTCATCTTCATACTCACCATTGAATTGCTGCTGTGCTTTGCTCACGGCGGATCGTGCATTCGTTCCCATCGCAATATCCGCCAGCATCTGCGTAAACGCAGCCAATGCCACCCGATTGATTTGAGCCGCCGTATTATTTAAATTTGCAAAATGCTCTAATTCATTCATCAGATATTGACCTGCATCGAGCGTTTACCCTCATAAGGCGGGTGGATGTAACCGTCTAAACTATAGCGCATTGCATCAATGCAATTGTGAACTAGAACTCCGTTTGCAAAATATTCATGCTGCCCATCTACAGATAAATCATAAACTTTTTTTATCACTCCATCGTTTATGCATTGCGCACGACTTCGAGCAAGTAATCTTGTCTGAATATTTGTTGACCATAAAATCTTTTTTGCACCACTCGCAATTTCGGATAATGTCGTCAATTCCTGAGTCTCTTCTATATGCTGACTTACATGCGTTTGAGCAAAATTTGTCTCTATGACCAATTGCTTTTGTTTTGAATGACGCGGAGCAATATAAGCATTTTTTATCAATTGGCTCAAAATTCTGATAGGCCATTGCACCAATTTCCATATGCTTTTCACGCCCTTCTCGACTACTATGCCAAGCTTTTGTAAGCGGTCTAATTTTTTCAAGATGCTGCCTAGTTCTTTCTTTATTGCATTTCCTCGAATGCCATTCCTTTGAATGATTCGACAAATGACATTTATAGGTAATGCACTCAAGATTTGAAATATCGTTATTATCTGGATTGCCATCTTTATGATGGATGTGAAAATATTTTGGTATATCCCCATTATGGTCAATCCATATCTGTCTATGTAGCCAAATTGTCCCTCCTGTAACAGACCTCTTGTAATAAACTCGATCAGACCGTCTACTGCTGTTTGGGTATCGTCTATATATTTTCTCGCGATATTCAAAAACTTCAACATCAACCATTTTCTTGATCCTGACAATATTAATATATCATCATTATATCGTAATGCGTCAACAGGAGCAAAACCGCGATTATTTACATAAATTAAATGATCATGAGTGAGCCGTAATTCATTTTCACCATACTTCAATAAAACAGTTTCTTTTAAGCCGTTATTCCATGTTTTTGTTACAGGCCGGTATCCTGCACGTGTCAGCACGTAATCACCAGATTTTATATCCTCGATAGGAACCAAGCCTATTTTTGTTTCTATCAGTGTGCCCTCAGATATACAGTGATTAAATGCATCCACCACCACCGGCAAAACCTCATCCGTCAAACGATCCCGTTTAAAACTATACAACCGGCATTCCTCAATCAAGGCTTTGCATCGCGGATGAATCACAATTTGGTCAAACGAGCGTAAATAAGCAATGCCATCTTCCACGCTCCCCGGCCACTTTTTAGCCGCTTGCACATTCAACCCCCTGCGTCGCATCGCGCTAATCGTTTCCGGTCGAGATGAATCCGCTTTAATCGGCCATTGGTCAGCGCCTGGCACTTGCTTAAACAGCTCCGGTAAATCTTCAATATCTACCCCGTATCCGAACACCGCATAATCAATATAAAACTTTTTATCCCGAATAAACCCTCGCGTGATTGCTGTCGGGTCTTGCGCAAAACCCCAGTCTGCGCCGAAGAAAAAACGCTCCTCTTTGCCCGCTGTAAATTCCTGAACCGTCCATTTGTCTTTTAAAATTTGTGCATCACTGTTTGACCAATAATACCCATCCCAAATATGCGCATACAACCCAGAATCCATTGTCTTTTGTGCGTGCTGCCGCTGTTCTTCCAGCACATCTGGAAACCACGGATTATCTGAGTAATTGACCTTCGCTATCGCACTGCGCGGCGGGGTGTTTTGAATAAAACGTTCATCGACGGGGCTGTTTTCGGTGCGTGGGTTCCAGATGACCCAGATTTCAGACTTTGGCGCTCGGATGGTGGGTTCTAAATCCAACCAACTGGCCTCAGGAATATCCTCAGCTTCTTCGACAATGCAAAGGTCAATCTGAGCCATCGACTTAATACTCCCCATATTATGACGCAAACCCCGAAAGATAAACTCCGTGCCGTTTTTACCGCGCAGATAATCCACGCCAATCTCATAATGCGCTTCTAAAAATGGCACCGATTGAATCGCGTTTTTTAATTCGGCATGAAACGATTCTTTAATCGAAACCTGCAACTCTCGAGTACATAAAATCCGCAACTTTTCCCGATACCCAGCCAAAGCCGCCATGAGCGCGAAGGCATACGACTTGCCTGACCCCCTCCCCCCATAAGCACATCGGTATCGAACCGCCCCGCGTTCCGGCAAAAAGACATCAGCAAACACATCACCCAACTTAATCTGGTCGGACAAACACCACCTCAACCGGTCTTAAACTGCCATCGCTGTTCGTAATATCATGCTTAACGGGTTCATTAAAACCATGCATGGCGTTAATCTCTTTAACTGCGGCCACCCGATCTGAGTTCTTATCCCCATGACTGGCAATCTCAGCTAAAATCTCAACCGATTGCGCCCGCGTCCAAATTCCTTGTTCCGCCAGTTCTTGCTTAATCTCATCTATCCTTGGTGAAACCTTAGACGCCAATGCCGAAGCATTTGACCAAATCGTATTCTCTTTTAAATCACTGGCATTCTTTTTAATTTGTCGATAAGCGTCTGAATAACTGGTTCCATTCGCCACTAACTGCGCAAATCTTTCTTCTCTCGCATTTAGTTTCATCGCTGATGCTCAATCTTCGGCAGGTCTTTAATGCTGAAATACTGCTCACACGGCACACAGTACGCCTGGTTGCTGCCGTAAAAGTACGACAAATTTTTATTGCCACACTTTGGGCATTGATGTTCACTCATGATCCATTTCCTCTGGATAATCTTCATGGCCGCAATACGGGCATTTAAGCTTCTGCAACACGAAATCCCCGATGCTCCACCACATTGAACACTTCATGCACATGAAATGATGCAGTTGTTCGACGCTGTACTTAATCATCAAAATCACCAAAAAAATGACGATAGAACAGATTAATCGCTAAAACCGCCACAAGTGGTAGGGCAATCAACAAAAACGCCGCTATGCTTAAAAATTTAAGAATTTCGTGCATAATCACCACGCCCAATAAAAAACAACAGATGCAATCAATACAAAAACCACAACATTATTCACCAGTGCTTCCAAAGCCACCCTCCCCGCGTTCGGTTTCTTGACTGAATGATTCAACTTCGGTGAAATAGCTCAGACTGGTTAACGCCGGCGCAATCATCAATTGCACGACACGAGCATCCGGTTGAATGGTGACAATTTCATTCGATAAATTAATTAACGTTGCTAAAATCTCACCCTGATAGTCTGCGTCAATGATTCCAATTCCGTTGGCTAAACTAATCCCACGAGCACCCCAGCTTGAACGGATCGCCAACTGACCCATTAACGACCTGTTTTTAATAAACATTGCAATGCCAGTCGATAGCTTAAAAATTTGACCCGGATACAACGTCAGCGGTTCATCAATCATCGCGTGTAAATCCACCGCCGCGCTATCTTTGCTTCCGCGTGTTAATTTAGCGCGCGCGTCTAATTTCTTAAATTCGATTCTGTGTATTTGCATCATTCCCCCGTCAATTCTTTATCCACCAGCGTGGCGTAACCGGCAATATCCCGCCATGAATCAAAATAATCCGGATCACCATTGAGAATACGCCCGATCTTATGCGCAATCATTTCTAACGCTTCGGTTTGATACGGGGCCAAATCATTCCAGCGCCGTCCGCTTTGCATCACGATTTTGATGTTTTGCGTCAAAACCGCATGGTCGCAGAAATCACCGTACCGATTGCCACGTTCTTTCAGCGTCGCTTCCAACTCGCTGTCTTGTTTCATCTTCGACTCATAACGCCCTGCTTCTTCACTCATTTCAATCCTCGGTACGTTGTACAAATTCACCGGCGGCAACCAAAAATCCGGCCATTTAATGTTCATCATCCAGCTCAACCATAATTCACCACGCCCCACATCACCCCAATCGCAATCGCTGTAACCCACACGCACACGGCAATCAGCAAATGACCTTCAAACACAATTCGATCCTCGGATTTTTCTTGTCCGGTTTTTCTCTTTTGATCCACAATTCCTCCACTTGCTTGTCATCCACCCACACCCCCGCCAGCGTTAACGCATCAAACACCGCTTTTGGGT